TCCAAATCGTAATATACTTGCTCGCAAACCTCATAGTGCTTGGTAATCGGCACGAGTTGGTTTACTGTTAGTAAATCCGGAAAACGACGGTATAAAGTTGTGTGCGCTGTTGTTTGGGGAGGTATATACGGAGGAGACCCTAATGTTATATCTACAAGCTGTTTTAAAATTGTGTAGTGTAGGAATTCTTTCTTGTCTCTAACGTAAATCTTATCTAACCCTTTTAACCACAAATAAATCTCATCCTCGAATAAATTTTCACATTCGGGATGAGAGACAGGTAGGATATAGCCCTTGTGACCTTGGATAGGTCTTACATAAAAGGCTATAATTGAGTTTTGGGAGGGATGTTGGTATGGATTATTTGAAATAATCTCTACAAACACTTCTTTAAAACCACTATTTTGTAACCTTTCAAATTGTTCTTTATTCTCAATTAACCAAAACACTTATTAAAACTTTACTTATAGAATTTAATATAATTATACTTTAGGAAACCTCCAAGTCCTCTTATACTTAAATTTTTTTCTTTTAACTCTACTACTCGTTTGTTAACTAAGTAAACATTTTGTAAGTCACCAGTTAATTTCCACGGAATAGAAAACCCAATATAATACTCATTTTCAAATAAAGCACTAGTTTCGTAATAGATTTCTTCATTTGATTTTTTAGAAAAATATCTTCTAAACTCTCCTGCTTGGTATTGTTGACGTGTAGGGGCTGGATAGTAAGGAGTTGGTGAGGTTGGGAGTTTAGATGAGGGTTTTATTCCTTGTAGAGTAGAATAAGTAACGGCATCTTTACTATTAAATCTTTCATCTACAAAGACTTGATCCATTTCTCCTTCACCAGAAGAATTATTGTAAAGAACAAGCTCTAAATTATCCCCATCGCCTACAAAACGTCCTGTAAAAGCTTTACCATCTATAGTGCTAAAGTAATAGCCATAATAAGGTTTAGTTGAACCTTTTAAGGTTAAATTACCTTCTGAATAGAGGTTTGGGGTAATATGTGATTTAGGGTAGTACATTATCCTATAGTGTTACCTAAAAGGTTTGATAATTTAAATTGTTTACCGCCTTTACTAAAGTCGTTATATCCTCTTATTATAATTTGTTCTAAAATAAGTTTTTCATTTGGGTTCCATGTGCTATAACCTCCGGTGATTAAAGCATTTCTATCATATGATGAGATTGATCCTCCTTCAATGCGTAAAACATCTTTTAAAGATGTACGAGAATATATATCAGTCCCAATACCAAAATCTCTAAAATTATACTTCATTCCATAAACCATAACGTTTTTAATATTAGGATATTTAGTGTTTATTTCATTAGCAATTTCAGTTGATGATTTTGGCCAACTAGTTGTAAAGGCTGGGGTGGCATCAAAGTGGACACAATCGTAATATTTACTACCATCTCTATTTGTAAATGTTCCACCCCATCTTAGACCTTTTTCTTTAGCTAAATCCACAATTCCTAAATCAACCCATTTTGAAAAATATTGTTCCGCTTTACCAGCTAAACGATTTGTAGAACCCCCAGGTTGATTTGGAATAGGTTCCCATAGTGAAATATCTAAAGCTAAGCCATAAGTATGAGGTGAACTAAGAGCTTTTCCGAATCTTAGTTCGGCTACTGGATAGTCTCTTTTATATTCTCTATCGCTATCTATAAAATTTCTATAAGCAGAGTTAATTCTTATTTCAAAACCATTTGGAATGGTTTTTAATAACCCATTTAAGAAATTCCTAAATCTAGTTTGGATCTCAACGGATGAATTTAACCCTTGTAAAATTTGATCTACTGTTACTTTTCCTGGGGATTCTGTAATTAAAGGAACCTTACTGTAGAAGTAACTTTCTACATCAAGACTATTTGTAATGCGATCGTCATCAACAGAAGTTTCGTTTACTATATTAGCTATTTCTAAAGCAGTTTTAACTTCAGTGTTACCGAATAATTTAGGTAATCCAAGAGTTCGTAAAGTAGTATACCATTTATTATTCTGAATGTTATGATCTACCGCCATTATAATAAAATCTAATGTTTTTTCATAGTTAGGAGGTAAAAAATCAGTATTTACTGTTAATTTATCAAAAATTCTAACCCCTGAGATTCCATCTAATGTTACTGTAAAGTCTACTGGGAGGAAACCTACGAATGGGGTTTGAATATTTTCAGTTAAAGCTACATACGATAAACCTTTATTAAAAAATTCAGTTTGAATATTATTGAAATTTGTAGCGAAAGAAGATTTATTACTTTCTTTAATTACATTAATATTAGGAAGAGTATAAATTAAACTACCACCTCCTTTACTTGTAGGTACCTGATATTCTGTAGTTCTGATTAGTTGGGATAATAAACTTTTGTATTCACTAGCTAATTTTCTAAAGTCTACTCTATCAGTAACAGCATCTAATATTACTTCATCATAATCTAATTTTCGAGGGACTATTCTGTCTACTAATCCTGTGTTCCAATTACTAAATACGGTAGCATCCATCCCAATTGCTCTACCCGCAGCTTGGGCACCAATAGTAATCATAGCATTATACTCATTAGTTAAAGAAGTAGTAAAGCTATAATCAGTTACAAAGTTACCTTCATTTAAAGCTTTGTTAAATCCATAGACGTTAACAGGGGGATTCGCTACAGGATTATCAAATAATTTTTCTCTACCATAAGGTTGAACCTCATCATAAATTTCTATTACTTGTTTTGTTACACTTTTAGATACGAAAGCAACTTCAACTAGGGTTTGAGGATTATTTACTGTAGCATTTGGGTCATTGGCAGGGATAGGGGTTTCTTCAATTACATTTTCTGTAAAAGTTTTTTCTACTACTCTAAGAGATAGTTTATTTCTTTGACCTAATAATCTATTAGCAGTATCTATGATATCTCGTAAAAAAGGATATAATTTAAGATCATTTTTAATGTCTAAATTACTTCTAATTAATTCTCCTAAATATTCTGTACTAATATATAAATTCATTAGTCTTCCTACTTGAACTCCTTCTACAGTGTCATGGAATTTAGGAAGTTCAGGTAATAGATTAATATTATTAACAGCATTATTTCCAAAATTTTGTTCAAACCTAATAATCATTTTTAAGGGGTCTGAAGGAAATTGCCATCCGTTACTATAACAATATAATTCTTCATTAATATCTATAGCAATTAAAGGTTTATCCGTAGTTGGAGAATATATTAAAAGTCTTTTATTAATAAAGTTTAACAATTCACCAAATCTAATATAACTAACAGTTTTACTAGGACCCGAATTAATTTCTGTACCTATCCCAAATCCTACTCTACATCCTACATAAGTAGTACTCTCATACCCACCTAAGATTTTTTTGTCTCCTTCTGATAGGTTAGATTTGTAAGTTTGATTATTAGGTAGGGCTTTAGGTTCTGTTGTAGTAGAAGAATTAGCTGGGGTTTCAACTGGTTCTTCAACTGGTTCTTCTTCTACATTCTGAGGAAGAGAATCTAAAAATGCTTGTCGTTCTTCGTCAGTTAATTGGTTTTCGGGTCTATTAAGCTCATTAGTAATAATATCTTCAGGTATAATATCTATTACATCTACTGATGTTTGGTCTTGCCCTTGTTGGACGTCTTGATCTAAAGTTACTAAACCATAATTGGATACAACTTCTAAATAAGTTTCTAAAGCAGTTGGACGACTTTTATCTATTACTTCTTTCTGTTCTTCTTCACTTAATTCTTTAAATCTTTCTCCTAATAAGCTTATATTACTTAAAGGATTACTAATTTTTAAACTATCAATAACAGTACCCACTGATACTAAGTCAAGGGTAATATTATAAGTTCCATCTTTTTCAAAACTCCATTTAAAGTTAGTTACTTGACCTACAAAACCATCGTAGTTAGCAAAAGATTTAGCTCTATTTTGATTTATTTTAGTATAAAAATAATCTAAACCTACATCTTTTCCGTTTAAAAAGTCATCTTTTAGACTTAGTGAAGCAATATCACCTTGAGAAGAGTAGTTACTTTCGGTTTTTGGATAAGTACTATTACCCCATTCAATAAGCATGTTGTAGCCTAATCTCATGTAAAGGGTTTCTATATATTGGAATTGGACTTTATTATTAGCTCTAATAGTTATAAAAGCTTTTCTAAAAGTACCATTATTATAATCTTTAGTACTAAACGAAGTAACCCCTGGCATGGGGACTAGGCCAAATTCGGTTCCCCCTAATCCATAAGAAGCAGGGCCATCTTTTGTAGAATTTTGGATACCTGGTAGTGTAGAAGTTGAGCTAGCTATACCAAATCTTTGGGTACCATTTAATTCGGCTCCTCCGTGTAAAGGTAATTCTGAGGCGAGTCTATTGCCTGCGTAGTTTTCTGTTGCTAAACCTAGGTATCTTTCGCGAAATAGGGCGCCTTCAAAACTAAATACTACAAAATTTTCTCCTGTTTCTTTATCATATCTAGGGACTTCACCTCCATCTATATCAACTGAGGATACTAATCTAACCCAAGAAGTACGACCGTTCGCCCAAACAATATCGGAATTAGATTTATCTTGTTTTCCTAATATTTTTTGGCGAACCTTAATCTGATTTTGAACATAAGGTAAGTGGTTTTTGCCTACTATATTGTTAGACTCTTTACCCATATAACTTATTGATTTAGATTATTGTAAGCTTTAATTATTCTATCTATATTAGCAGGAATTCTTAATTGGATACCAACTGGAGGGTATAGAGAATTTTGAGGGTATTCAGCATTAGCAGTTGAGATAATCCACCATAAGGAAGAATCGTCGTAATACTGTTGGGCTAATCTATCGTATCTATCCCCATCAGTAGTAATAACGTAAAGATCTCCATTTTGTCTAGGAATAATAGGATACTTGGTTGTTTTGTATAACCTAGTACCTTCTAAATCTTTAGTGATTGGTATGTCTTGATATCTATCCATTATTTAAAATCCTCCAAATCCTTCACTTCCTAATATTTGATTTCCTCTAATTGCTGCTTCTAATTGATCTAATTGATCTTGGGTTGGTTGTGGAGTAACTTGATTTTGGGGGTTACCTTTAATTTGGTGATCATTAGCCCTATAAACATTAGCTACTCCATTAGCATATAAATTATTTCCATTTAAACTATCTTCTAATGATATGAATCTTTGTTTAATATTCCCAGCTGCGTTTATATCTTTTACTTTTTCTGGGAGGAATTTATAAATAGGTCTAAACGTCATAGAAACCTCAATTCTATGAGGTAATTCTTTTACAGCACTATCTGTGAATCCATTACTACCTTGAGCTTCTGTAGATTGTTCTCTAGAAGCTGGTATACCAATTTCCCAAGTAGTATCGTTAGGGATAACATAAGTTAAAGCTTCTATGATACCGGGGGTTTCATAAAAATATCCTCCTAAAGATAAACGATGGATGTTACCTCTCATATAACCCGAATCTGAGTAATCTGGGGCTAATGATGATTTTAAATAGTTTAATTTTTGGAACATAATAGATAGTTCCTGGATAGATTGGGCTACTACTGTAAAACTCATGTCTACAGTGTTTGAATATCCTTGATATGTAAAGAAATCTTCACCTCTACCTAAATACTTAAAGCTATTCCAACTTCCTCTCATACTATCTGTGAATGAGTTGATATATGCTCTAAAGTGAGCAAATACAGCTTTATCTGGATTGTTATTATCTATAGTAGCTATTCTAAATTTAACTAAATCGTTTTTACGACTATCACCAGTTACTATACCACTTTTATAAAGGTAAAAAGCGTTAGTTCTATCTAGTGGTTCTGGTTTATTATTAACAGGGTCTACTATACCTCTGGTATAGTTACTTCTATCTACATTACGTTTACCCGGATCACCTAAATTTACTCTTCGTTCTATATTTTGATACAGATAATCAGGGGAATCTGAAATTATAGATTTAGGTTTTAGGTCTAAAAATTTTCTAAAGTCTTGGACTGTAGTTACTCCACCTGCTCCTACTCTATAAGGGGTTCCTAGGCCAAATGCCGATCCTAATCTAGAGAATGTAAGATTATCACTAATAGATTGTAAATCGTTTTGACTAAAAGTAGTATATTTAATGGATTGATCAGAACCAAACCCAATAAAAGGAGTTCTATCACTAGCAGTTTTAATAGTAGTTTTACCTACACCTAAAATAGAACCGGGACCCCCACGATAAGTAAATAAGACTGTATCACTTGAACCTGATCTAGAAGCTACTTTATCTTTGTATAGATAAACTAATCTGTTTAGATTTTTATTTTTAATACCAAATTCTTCAGCACCTAAAGGAGCTATCATAAAAGCATACTTAGGACCTCCAGTATAAGGGTTAATACCTTGTTTAAATAAGTGTAAACCTCCAGCATTACCTAATGCTTGTCCTAATGTAGATAATGGTGTATAAATTCCTTGATTTAAGGGACCATTAGCTAATTTTAAAGGAGTAGCTAATGCTGGATAACCAGCGTCTATATCGGTTCCAATACGAGAAAGAAGATTTTGTTTAGCCGTAAAGGTTGTACCAAAGGTTCCAAAACTTAAATTTCGATCAGGTGAGGATGGATTTAATCCAAAAGGATCAGTATCTAAAGAAAAATTTACTTGGTACCCTCCCTGAGTAAATAATTTAAATAATCTAGAAAGGTCTGTTGTTGCCCTAACTGGGGTTAAATATCCCCCACGAAGAATAAAGTCAGCACCTCCAGTGCGACCCAAGTCTTCAGTTGTTATAGCATCAATATCTCCTTGAACTATAAAAGGCTGATTACTTGATCCCCCACCTGGTCTATCCTTACCATACTTTAAGGATTTAAGGTTGGTCTTTAGATCAATTAAAGGCATTTAATTAATTGGTTAAATCTAAATTTCTACCAGAGTATTGAATACCTTCAGGATTAGCGTATCCTTTAGGAGTTCTACCGTTTAAATCTAATTTACTTGGTCTAGGAAGAACAATAGCCTGGCCATTATCGTAGGTAGCATCGTATTTTCTTACATCAAGTTCAAAAGATCCATCTAAAGAGTATCCAGGTTTATTATTAAAAGCATGTAATTTGGATTGCGCTGTAGCACCTTCGTGGTTAGGTTGGCTTGGAGTTCTTCCATCATATTTGTGGAGAGTAGTATCTTGGTTTTTAAATTTGTCGTAAAGTCCCATAGTATTATTTTATTATAAATATTAGCTTAAATAAGAAACTCCAGAAGTCATCATAGCATCGTTTAAGTTTCTACTATCCATAGCAAGTTGAAGTTTCATATTTTTCATATCAGATCCTAATTGTTTAATAGCTGAAACTACTTCTTGGTTGTTTCCGCCACCTGGGCCCATTGCTAAGGCATCACTACGTTTACCTTGGTAGATAGCTCCTTGTTGAGGTGAAGCTACAATAGGACCACCATTTGGGTCTATTCTTAAATCTCCTGTTGGAATTATCCCAGATGCTCCAACTATTGCTCCAGTACCTAAAGCTCCTACTCCAATACGTGCTGCTACACCAAAAGCCGCTCCAAAAGGATTTAACAAGGCTGCTGCTAAGGCTGCTGCTCCTAAAAATCCAGTTAAAGTTTGTAATGTAGTATTTAACATTTCTAAAGATTCTACTAACTGATCTTGTACACTAAGCATACTAGAATTTTTAGCTATAGATTCTCCTTGTGTTTCAACTGCTGTTTCTAAAGAATTATTAATAGATTCATTCTTTCTAAGAATTTCAGCGTACATATCGTCTGTAAGACCTATAGCTTGTGCTAGAGCATCTTGTTGGAAGACATTCATACGTTGGAACTCTTCAATAGAACCTAGATTTTTTTCTATTTCTCCTATTAACCCATCAACATTATTAGTTAAAGCATAGTATCTAGCTTGTTCTAAATTAAGTTCTTTTCCTGTTAATACTTGGGCTTGGATTTGTTTAGTAATTGAACTTTCAATATCTAAAAAATCTTTTTGGATTTGTCTAATAGTCCCAAGTTCAGTTCCTAAAGCTTTAGCTTTTGCTGTAGCATTAACAACTCCATCTGGAAGGGCTTCTAAGGTTAATCTAAGGGCACCTGATACTTGAGCAGCTGATTGTAGAACGTCTCTAAATGATAAGGCAACCCCAGTAGCATTTTTAATATTTCTTATTACTTTTTCAGTATTAGGAACTATTTCATCTCTAATAGCTCTACCTGAACTTAAAGATTCAATTGCTAGATTAGCTGCTTCTTCAGCTGATAGTCCTAATCGTTTTTGTAGGAAAGCTACATCGTTTCTTAAATCTTCTTCAAAAGCAAAAGCAGTTCCCCCTAAAGCCTTGTTTACTTCAAGTATAGCTTCTTTAACTGATTTTAAATTAATCCCTAATGTTCTAGCTTTTAAAGAACTGTTAGCTAATTCAGTATTAAATTTAAGAGCTTCTCCACGAGTAATACCAAACGCTTTACCAAAATCAGCTACATTAGTATCGGCTGATTTTATAGCAACACCCATTCGTTGTAAAACTAAGATTCCAAGATCTTTTTCGTTGAATTTTTTTATTTTATCTCCGAATAATTCCTCAAAAGCATCTAAGAAAAATCCTTGTTTTCTTGAGTTTTTTTCTAAAAGATCAAATTGTTTTTGCATCAAAACAACTTGGGCATCTAATTCAGCTGTTTGTTTTTCAGAAAGATGAATACCATTTGCAATAGCAACTTTTTTTCGAGTTTCAGCTATAACTTGAGCTTCAATAAGTTTTTTCTTTAGTTCTTCTATTTTTGAAGATTTTAAAAGACCTCTATTTTGAAGAGCATTAGCTTTAATTAAATCCTCAGTAATTTTAGCTATACTATTTAAATCTCTACTATAACCTTTTTTAAGGACTTGGCCTATATCTTCGGTTACCTCTCCCAATGCAATTGCTTCTTTTACTGCTTCCTTAAAACCTGAAATTAATTGAGTGGTAAGAGAAGTCACAGCATCATAAATGAAAGTCATTTCTTCATTTAAACCTTCTGCTGATTTTTTAGCATCATTTAAACCGTCGTTTAAGTTTTTCTTAGCCATATTCTATCTATATGTAATAAATATTAACAAATACAATTTTACTTATATTTAGAATTTACAGATTTAAATTGTTTAACATTTACCTTTCCTGAGGAATCTACTAAGGTTTGTTTGTTGGGATCTTTAGGTTGGGATGATTTAGCTTGGTTATCGTAATATTCTCTAAGTTTAGCTAAAGTAAATCTCCTTAAGTATATAGGCATATTATATACTTCACTCCAAATATAACCTCCATTACCATGAAATACTATTTCATGGACTTCTGTAAGAATAAGTTTTCTAATTTCGGCTGCTTTCTCAGATATCAGGCCAAAAAAAGCTAAGTCCAATGGGAATCTGTGTTTTGCTTTCAGTTCGTCTACGAAAAAAAGTAAGGTCAACATCAGGTTGCAATTCGTTCAAATAAGCTCTAAATGCCCTAGCATCCTGAGCTAGGAGATAATTATCGACAAATTCTCGAATGTCTTTTTTTTCTGTGCTTCCGTTTACAGAAAGAATCATGTGTTTTAAACGGGTTGTAAGTTCGGGAGATGATTCTGAGTTAATTTTCTTTAAACTCTTTACTTCTTCTGTGATTCTTCTTTCATCACCATGGGTAAGAATTTTAAACTCAATGGTTACATCTGTAGAAGGTAAAGTAAAACTAAAACGATTTTCTCTATTTTTAAATAAATCTAAGTTAAGTTCTTTATTTTCTAACTGAGTTAAATCTACTGTATATTCTTCACCATCGTAACTAAAAGAGTAATTTTTACCATAACCTAAGATACGGGATGCTACCATAACAGCATTTTTATCACCAATGATTAAATCATCGTAATTAATATCACTTACAATAAGGGATTTCATTAAACGGTCTAATACTGTACCGTCATTGATATAATTAGCGTTTGTAAGGATATCTTCTTCTTTCGCAGTCATGTATTTAACTTCGACTTCACCCGAAGAAAGGGGGTTAGATTCAGGATAAATTAAACCTTGTGAAGGTAATTTAACAATTTCTGTTGGTAATTTAAATTCCATATCTTTTATTAGTAATAACTTTGTTCGAGTATAAATATAACGATAAAAAAGAGCTTAACCGAAGCCAAGCTCTCTTTAAAAAAATATGTAAACTCTTTTAGAAGTTTAATACACAGTAATCTGGTTGTACAGTTATTGTGATGTTTACAGCCTGATCGACAGTATCCCAGTTGTAATCACCAAAATTAGCGTCAGTAATTAAAGCACCTTTAATAATCCATTCTGAAACTACATCACCAACAGGGCCTAATACGTTGAAAGTTAAGTCTTTCTTATAGAAGTCACTATAACCATCACGGCCTGTTACTGATTCGTGGTGTAAACGTACCCACTCCATTACAGCTTGTGCACCTGAAGGTGTAATTGGATCAAATAATGTAAACTGGATAGGGTTCCATACTGTTTTACCTTTCACAAAACGTTGTATGTTAATGTGATTCAAAGGTACAGAACCTTGAGTTAAGGTTACAGCTCCAACACCTTTTACCATGAATGTTGGGGTACCATCAAGATACATGATAAATCTATTCGTTTGTTTTGGCTCAAACGCTGTAAAAAATATTTCGTTAGGATCTAATACTGCCATTGTTATCTATTTTATTCTATTATAAATATTCGAACTTTAAACTCTTATGCTGGGAATGTAGCTCCCGTTGGTAATAAGTTAAAGTCTAATAATATGAATTCAGCTGTTTTAGTTGGTTGTAAGTAAATAGTACCTACCATCTGATTTCTATCGATTACATCTGGAGTGTTGTTACTTTCATCCATTACTACTTTGAACGCATATAAACCTTGTCTTTGAACTACTGTCTCTAAGTATGGGTTAACTATACTTAAGAAGCTATTTCTTGTAGCAGCAGTATTTTGTTCGAATACTAAGTTTTGAGCAACTTGACCAATGTAGCCTTTTAATTGAATTAATAATCTTCTAACATTTACTCTATCTAAAGCAGAAGCTTGTCTTTGTAATGTTTTCTGACCGTATACTACAGTTCCAACACCTGGGAATGAAGCAATTGGGTTAACTTTATTTGAGTATAAAGTATCTCTGTTAGATTGAGATAATTTTCTTTCAGGACGAATTACCGTAGTTAAACCACCTCTATTGATACCCGCCGGAGCGAACCATGGTTCAGAGGCATTGTCGTTAAACGCGTAAACCCCCGGAATCATTGTCGAAGCTGGTACCCATACTTGGTCACCTGTATCAGGATCAATAGTTTGTAACCAAGGCCAGTACATAGCACCATAAGAGCTATTTCTACTATTTGCTTGTGTATTAACTGATGTAATTGTTGAAGCATATCTTACAGGATCAATTACATAAATTGCGTCACCTCTTCCTTGAGTATTAAGTAATGCTGTAGATACTTGAGAAGCATGTGTAGCATTAGTTAAACCTGGGGTAATTAATAAATTATATCTGTAATCATCTTGGTTAGAAAGAAGAGTTAGCATACTATTGTAATCACTTCCTATTAGACCTTGTGAATCTGTAGCATTGATATTGCCGTAAAGATTCATAGTTCCTGTTGATGGGATTACGTTACCAGTACCACTACTAAAAGTACCATCTACTGAACCACTACCAGCAGCTGGGAGTGAACCTGTATATTGTGTTTTAGCATTACCTGCGTTATCGAAGTAATTTGGGGTTTTAGAAGTTACAGATGCTACTCTTACATAACGAGAAGCGTTAGCATAAGAACCGGTAATTTCAATATAATTTTCTGTTGAGTTATATTGATATTTTTGATCACCAATTACTTTAGAAATGTAATTATCAGATTTAGGATCTAATGATAAATTAGTCCAAGTTTCAAGAACAATTCTAGTATTATAGTTATCGTCACCTCTTCTAATTAATAAGTCAAAGGTACCATCTGTAGTATTTGGGTTTTGAACTTCCCATCTAACATTGTCTGAAGATCCTGAGTAAATAGAACCTGAACCTCCTGTAATAGCACTATTAGTACTAGTAGTACCATCAGTACCACCTCTGTTATTAAATAAAATACCTTTATCAAGAGTCTCTAAAGTAAATGATACAGCATTTACAATATCAGCTGCAGCTAACGTTACTACTACATCAGCAGCTGTATCAATAGAAGAAGAAGCAAATGTTAAAGTATCACCAACAGCATATCCTGAACCAGCAGTAGTAGCTGTGATACTAGTTATAAGTGAACCACTAGTTTTTACAATACTAAATACACCACCAGTACCACTACCATTTGTAGTAGCACTTAAACTACCAGTAGTTCCAGTTACAGTAGTTATAGAATTAGTTGAAATAGTACTTAAAGCAGATGTTAATATTAAATTTCCACTTTCAGCTTCACTAGCATAAACATTAGCTGAGGCGTAATCCCAATCAGCAGAACTAGATACTACTCTTGTTATTAATAAAGTTTCGCCACCATTTTGGAAATAGTTGTAAGCAGCAATTGAAGTAAAGAATGTATATTCGTCACTTGCACTTGCAAAAGTAGTTCCAAAACGATTTTGGTAATCTGAATATGAAGTTACTAACGTGGGAATTTCTACAGGGCCTTTAACTGTAGGGCCTACGATAGCAGTACCCACTGTTGCGGGTTGCTGCGTGATAAATGACTGGTCGTTTTCTCTTGCTAATACACCAGGTGAGATTAATGTTTCTGCCATTGCCTATAAGGTTATGTTTTGTTATAAATATTAGAAGAGAATTCAAAAATCAACTTATCTTTGTAAACTCTCCCGTCTCTAAATTGATAGAACCTTCACCATACTTATCTTGCAATTGTTGAGCTATTTTAGTTTTTTGCTCGTTAAGTTTAGTAGCTTCTTGAATTTTAGTTTCTTTTTGAGAAGTTAGTAATTTTAAGTTTACTTCTAGTTCTCCTATTTTGTTTAAAATTTCTGTTTCTTTAGTTTGAAGATCTATTAATTGTTTTTTTTCGTCTTCTGTTAAAAACATTTTTTCCATGATGATAAATATTAAGGGTTTTCTATTAAACGTATGATATCGTTAGATGATTTATAATATGAAGTTAAATCTATAGAAGTAGATTTACAGTAAAAAATTACACTTTTAATTGTATTTAAATCTAAATTAAATTTAATTAAATTATTATCAGGGGTTACATCAAAATCGTAATATAAACCATTTATAGCAAATGTAACTCTTGTAATAGTAGGAGGTAAGTCATAAAGACCAAATAATAACTTTGAATTATCTAAAGCTAACTTAAAATGATATTGATTATTTAAAACATTAAAATCTAAACTTCCATGTTCATCAAATTTATCTTTTACATTGTATGTAGAATATTCTCCTTGAATTTGAACACTTAAATATTCTAAAAACTTTTCTGCTATTCCACCGCTGCAAACTTCTTTATATAATTCTTTATTAAATAAAGGATGTAAAAATTTTATATTTTTTTTATTAAAAGAAGCAAATAAAGCCCCTACTTTAGAAGTTTTTGCTTTTTTATGAGGAAAAAATAATTTGTCTTTTGGATTATTTAAACATTCTAAAACTTCGTCTTCAATAATTACATCATACAAAAACCAATAGTAATAATCATAATTTAAAGTACTACCATATTCCATTAATTTTTTGTACTGGTAAAAACTAGCCCACCCATAATCAGGGACTATCATTTTAGGCACAAAATTGGGAAGATTTTTCCAATGTATCATTCCTCGTTCGGGCCAGTGGATAATTGGATTTTCTTTACTAATAATAGTATAGTCTGTTATTTCTGTAATTTCTTTAGGTAATGGTAGGGGGCTATACACTAAAGAATCTATACCTAACTCTTTTAATTTAAGTATATTATCGTGTAATATGCTTAATTTAGGCCAGGTATTACAGTAACTATTAATTAGTGCTAATCTTTTCATTTTTTCTGGATTATAGATGTAATAGATCTAATAGGGAAATTGTTTTTACATTGGAAAATATTAGAATATGGTAAATTATTAGATTTATCAAAAACTACTACGTAATCAATATTTTGATTTAAATATTCGGTATCAGTTTTATTTATCCAGGGACTACTAAATGGACGAGTATTTAAAAATTTAATAGTATTATTATTAATTTCTTCTTGAGTAGTTAAATATCCATATAAATTTTGTCCTAGATTAAAATAACTTGATCCTAGATCTTCTATAATATAAAATCCACCAGGTTTAATTAAAGAAAAAAGTTTACCAAAAGTTAACTGTTGGTGAAAAATATTGTGAGAGCCATCGTCTATTATAAAATCAAACTGTAGGTTTGGATTGTTACATAATTTAACAAATGCGTCTAAATGTTCTTCTTTTCCTTGGTCTAATATAAAAGTTTTGGTTCGTGGAGTATCTAAATATGATTTATCATCTAAATCTAACCCTACTATATTAGTATTTGGGAAATATTCTTCAAATGCTCTTAAAGAACACCCGTTCCATACTCCAATTTCACATATATTTTCTACTTTTTCTCTAATTGGGGAAAACCATTTGTCGTAAAATGCTGAGTAATGATGGGCGCCTGAAGGTGATTCTGATCCTTTATCAGTGCCATGTTTAATTGAGACTGAATTAAAATCCATATTATTTTAATTGATTTTTGATAACTTTAAATACTTGATCTACTGTAATTGATTTTTGGCAAATATGTTGTTTATCTGTTCCTTTATGAATAGGGCACCAATCCCAATCACCAGCATCAAATACAAAATTACGATTAGTCCAACACGGAAAACATACATCATTCATAATACGAGTAACATTACCAGTAAATTCATGACCATCTTCAGCGAAACCATTAATCATAATAGTATGTTTACCTACAGCCCAGTTTAACCATGACAAGCCTGAGCCTAATCCTATAAATAAATCAGCATGATATAAGTAACTAGCTACAGTTTTAATATCTTTCCCATGTACATTAGTTACACCATCAATATGAAATTCATTTTTAGTTAATGATACTACTTTATAACCTTCGTCAATTAATTTTTTAGATAATTCTACCCAATTACTATACACCCATTCTTTACATCCTGAAGTAGCGTTGGGGCCTATAATGATGTATTTTTCTTTAAATGGTTTATTGCCTTTATTAAATTTAATACCATGATTTACTTCTTTATATTCTAAACCTAAAATATCACTAGAAGTAGCTTGCATAGGAATTATATTACATTGACGGGGGTGCATATCAAAATTTTGCCAACCTCCCTTTTCATCTCTAAACCATCCTATTTTATAATGAGCTACACATCCTGTAGAATTTCCGGGTTTTAACCATTCAATATCTTTATAAGCGGGAAGTTTTTTAAACCAGTCATTATGGAAAGTAGATAATATAACTTTACATTTATGTTTTTTAGCAAATTCAACAGCATACGGAGTCCATCCTAAAGTATCACCTAAAGAGCTAGAGTCTAATGAAATTAATACACGTTGACCTTCTAATTCTAAACGTGAAACTTCTTTTCCATTTACTTTAATTAACCAAGGAATATAATATTGCTTGTTACAAGCAGTCCACATATTATTTTTAATAATTTGTTTGTGGATTACTTCATTCGTTTCTCTATTAATAAATTCTACTTCATATTCTTTAGAAACATCTCCTAAAATTTCAACTTTAGGTTTACCAATATAATTAACGTGTATAGTATTTGTATCTTCTGGTTCTTGATAATTATCAATAAATTCTTGAAGTGTTTTAGCACCAATTTCCCCAATACGATCCCAATTAAAATCACGGTGAATTAATTTAGCCTCTTCTAAAGCACGTTTTTTATGGTCTGTATAATTTTCAAAAGCATCACGCATTACACGAGCTAAATCTTCAAAATCAGGTTCGTAATAATTACCTACTACGTTATTAAAATGGTTATAATTAGCATCTAATGCTGGGCGTTCACCTAATACTTTAACTGGTAGGCCTTTACCTTTAGCAAATTCTAATTGGGCACAACAATCTGAGTAAATAGATGGGGTACCACATGCCATAGCTTCAATTAAGGGTAAATTCCATCCTTCACTACGGGCACATGATAAAAATACATGACCATTTTTAATATATGTAATATAATCTTCACGTGAAGGGAAATGTTTAATTTTAACACGTGGATCCTCTAAACCAAAATGTTTTAAACGATTTTCAGTTGATTCTAAACCATCACCTGAGAATGGGTTATCGATAGAAACGATTAGATCAACAGGTTCGTTTTGTTTAAATTCTTTAAGGAAGGTTTCAATTATTTCCTTAGTAGATTTTCTATAATCCCAACGACCAAATATAATAAATTTAAAACGACCATCTACATAATCAAGTACAGTTTTAGGGTCTTCTGGGTAGAAGGTATCTACGTCCACACCTTCTGGTACTACTTTTACTTTAGTAGGATCAGCACCTTGGGCAATAGTACAATCTGCTTGCCATTGAGATGGGAACCACAATTGATCGTATTCTAAAAGTTTATTAAAAAATTGTTCAGGTTGTAAAGTTGATTCCCAAACGTTATAAGCAATTTTAGGTCCTATATATGAGTCATAAAAATAATGGTGGTTAGTTTCTTCTAAAACTAAATTAACATTATGTTTAAATTCATTAGGATATTCTTTATAAATAGGGAATTCAGCTCTAGTATCTTCTCCTGTCCATAAGGTCTGTTCTACTAAAAGTTTTTTATCTATTTCATTGATATAATCTTCTTTATGAGGTTCATCATTAGGCCAGTTCCAATTTTTACCAATAGTAAAATTACGAACTTTTAAATCAACATGATTTGATAAACGTCTAAAAAAATCACGAGTATGGTTATTATAACCAGTTGTACCTACATACGAGGCGTGAGCATAAACTTTTGGTTTTTTCATACTTTTATTTTAAATGATTACCACCTAACCATAATACTAAAGAACGACGAGTACCTTTAGTCACTGGGGATATTCTGTGTAATATATAAGAAGGGAATAGTACAGCTGTTCCTTTACCTTTAGGACAAGAAAGTGGAATAGCCCCTTTTAGTAATTCTAAATTTCCACCTTCATATTCTGATGGATCTGATAATTGGATTGTTATTGAAATTTTTCTTTGGCTTAATTCATTTGGACCTATATCTAAATGCCAATTGTATTGCCCTCCATCTTCATAATATTCAGTATACTGCATTCTTTCGGGCATAGAATGTAAATCAAATTCCCAACATTCGTCATTAGCTTCTATAGCCATTTCACCTATTCGGTCATAAATCCATTTAAAGGTTTCTTCTTGAGGAACCCATTTAATAGATGATCTTCTGTATCCATCTTCGGTTTTTCCTTTAGTAGAACCTTCAATAAATGGTAAATCTCCCATTAATTCTAAAATTAATTCAATTTCTTCAGGAGAAAAAGCTTCTTGAAATGTATAATACTGAGTTGGTTCGGTATATTTTATAGGAAAGATATAAGAATCGTCCATTTTTTAATATTTTATATTAATATAACTAACTAAATTACATATCTGTGTTGGAGAAGGTCTATA